TTATTACAGTGTTTTAATAATTCTAATTGTTGTTTTAATTTAAAATTCTCTGTTCTTATTCTATTTTGTGCGTCACAATTTTTTTTAGATAGACCTAAATTTTTTCTAAATGATAACCTTAGTTCGTTTCTATCATTATCATAATCACTAGTACTTGGAATACGATATCTTTGATCGGTTTCACTTGTGGTAATAGATGCTTCCATGCTCCCGTAGACACATTGTCCTCCATCATTTTGAAGATATTCATTTCTAGGGTATGCTGGTTTTGCAAATACAATTAACAATGAGAATAGTAATATTAATACTGCTGTAAATTTGTAATTCATCCTACAAGTCTCCATACATTACCTACCTAATTATTTAATAAATCTCTAGCTACGTCTTTAATATCATAGCCATGTTCCCTTACCGTGTTGGCGAGCACATTGTACAAATTCTCTGCCATGGTCCAGGTAGCTTCTGCTGATGCAAGTCTAGTTTTTACATCTGCCATCTTTTCTTGTTCGTAAGCTAGATCTCTTCTAAGATCTTTTATCTCAACTTCTTGTATTTTTATGATTGCTAATTGATTAGCATTGATTGTGTCTGTTAGATTAACAACATACTTAATGCCTGTAAACGTCCCAAACAACACAGATGCTATAACCGGTACTAATACAAAATTTTTTTTAAATAGTTCTGCTATTGACATGATAAACACTCCTCATATTCGATTTCTTTTTTTGCTTCATGAAGACATTGTTTACATCCACATATATCCATTAAAGGTGAGTAGTGCCCTGAATCAATTTTATCTTCATTGCAGTGACACCCATGGCCACAAGTTTTACATTTTATAAACATGCCGATATTTTATCAGAAAATGTTTTGTAGGAACAGTATTTTATTACTTTATTTCGCCCCAATTAGGGCCAGATTCATAGTCAACTTTATTGGGTACCTCTAAATCAACTGCAGTTTCCATGATATTTTTTATTTTTTTTGCTTGTTCTTCTGATTCAACAGAAAAATCTAACTCATCATGTATTTGTATATGAGCTAATAATCCTTGTTTATATAGTTCTACCATGGCTTTTTTAGTCATATCAGCAGCACTACCTTGGATTAATTTATTTAAAGCTTTGTAAGTAAAGGCACGTCTTGTTGGGTTTTTATGCCAATAGTTTTTCTTAGGTTTACCTTCTTTATCTTTAATAATATTTTCTTCAAAATCTTTTAATACAGGTCCCATATCTTGAAGTTCTTTCATACGTTCCTCATCTTCTGCAGGTACATAAGTTCCCCAATCATCACCTCTAAGTACAGGTTCATATTTAGGAAATCTACAACGTCTTCCAAGTATAGTTTTAATTACACCTTTACTAGCTGCTGCATTCATAGCTTTGTTAGTAAGTTGTTTTACAAAAGGTGCATTCTCATGATATTTTTTAAATAACTCTTCAGCTTTATCTTTTGTTAAATCTAACTCATTCATAAGTTTAGCTTTACCCATACCATAGAATAGACCTAAATTAATTACTTTAGCTTGTGATCTAGGTATCTCCGCCATATCAGCTACAATTTTGTGAAAGTCTGTATTAGGATCATTTTCATATGAGTCTGCAATTGTATTAACAGAGGGTAATTCAAATTGTAATGAGTAATGTGCTACAAGCCTTGGTTCCTGTTGAGAGTAGTCAAACGTACCCCACTTGCAGCCTTCATCTGGAATAAATAAAGATCTAATCAAGGGGCCTGTTTCCGGATCCTTTGCAGGAATTTGTTGTAAGTTAGGATTAGAATAGGAAAATCTTCCAGTTACAGTTCCTCCATCATCAGATCTAATTTGATTTATATCAGCATGAATTCTACCTTTGTGCTCATGTTTAATAATAGAATCTATAAAAGTTGTTCTTACCTTGTTTATTTTCCTAGCTTCTGCTATCATCCTAACCACTGGATGTTTATGATTCACAAGAAAATTTTTAGTAAATGATGGTTCACCTGATTTCTCAGTTTTTGAATACTCTAAATTTAATTTATCAAAAAGTGGTGCAATGCTTCTTGCAGCCATTAATTGAATATCTATTCCTGTTTCTATTTTTATTTGGCGGATTAAGTTTTCTTCTTTTAATGCTAATGCTGTCTTCAACGTATGAGCTTTTTGAACGTCTACTTTCACACCGTAAAATCTCATGTCCACAAGACATGGAAACAACTCAGTCTCCAGATTAAAAATTTTTTCTAAATCTTGTTCTGCCATTATTTTTTTTAACTGCTGCCAAAGTTCTAAAGTTAAAACTGCATCTTGTTCTGCATAAGATCCAACTTCCATAGCTGGAAGTCTCCACATATCTGCTTTAGGATCTAATCCTCTTTCTTTAGCTGCTTTGTTTAGTAAAGCTTCGTTCTTACCTTTACTTAAATATTTCCAGGACATTGAATTTAATGTGTATGAGAATCTATTTTCATCAATTAAAGATGATGCAATCATAGTATCTACAATTAAACCATTAATTTTTATGCCTAAATGACGTATCCAAGATACGTCATACATAGCATTATGAAATATTTTTGTAGCAGGACATTCACAAACTTTTGTAAACCAATCTATAACTTTTTTAGAATCTAAGTTAGGACCTGCTTCATGAGCAATTGGATAATAACCTTTCCAACCTTTTACGGCAACTGCTATACCTACAATCTCACCATTACCTATAATGGCCCCTGAACCCTTACTTTTTAAATCTGGATCTCTTGTCTCTAAGTCAATAGCAATTTCTTTATGTTTTGTTAGATCAGGATATTCCGTAGGTTGTAACCACTCAGTCTGAGGTAAAATCATTTTTTATTAATATCTTTCATTGTTTTAATTTGTAATTCACAATAATGAATTATTTTTTCAAGGTCTTGTATTCCCGCTTTGTTTTTGTAGCGACAAACATATTTTATAACATTCCCCTGAAAAAAAGAAAGGTCATTCTTAGATATAAATTCATAGGGTTGAATATTAAATTTCTTATAGTGTGCTCCACCAATTTGTTTGTTTTGTGGAAATGAACTATCAAACATGTCTTTAGTTGTCATAACTGGTATCCTTTACGTTTTATTTTTGCTTTTAATTTATATAAGTTATTTCTTGCTCTTGTGGTTCCTACGTACCAAACTCTATGTTCTTCATCTTGTTTGTTCTGACTCTTTTTAATTGCTTTAAGAATCTTATCTCCCATATCTAAACATAGAATTACATTATCTTCTTCTCCACCTTTGGCTGCATGTATAGTGGACAACCAAATTCTTGCTGACTCCTCTAAATTTTCTCCATTGTCTAACATATTTTTTATATATAATTTTTCTTTTTCACCAGCTAATTTAAATGCATCATACCAATTTAACATATGATCCCATTTAACTTCTCCAGTGTATTCTTGAATATCTTTTATAACTTTATCTTCTAAAATTTTTCCTTTAGTCCATAGATCATAATTCATGGCTGACTTGTACAAAGATACTTTAAAGCTCTTACCTTTGTTTGTTTCAAAAAATAAATTTTTCTTTTTTAATTCTTCATCTATTTTCATAAGCCTGGATATGGTTCTAGATAATATTAACCATTTACCTTGAGTTAAATCCACTTGACCTAAGTTAGCTATCTCATCAGATTCTCCAATAAAATCTCTAGGAAAATAGTTTTTATGCTTTCTGATGCCCATAATTCTCTCAATAGGCTTCTCTGACTCTTGCTGGACCCTTAAAGAGATCCTTTTTGAGTACTTTAAAACCCTTTCTTTTGCAGGTTCTTTGATAAATCTTTCTACATCTGCACCAGCCCAAGCAAATATAGCTTGGTCATCATCTCCTGCTAAATACATATCTTCTGTTTTTGTTTTTAATACATCAAATAATTTCCATTGTAGCGGTGATAGATCTTGAGCTTCATCTATAAATATAGCTTTAAAAGTTGGAAAGTCAGGGTGATCTTTTTTCTTAATAGTTAGATCTACAATGTCATTAAAATCATATAATGATTTTTTTTCTTTATAGTTTTTTAAATTATCATTTATGTATTTTAAAGTAGCCCACTTAATATCTTTACCATTGTGTTCATTTAAATCGTATTCTTCTTCAATAGAAGTACATCTATTAATAGATTTATGAATTATTTGAAAATAAGGATTATCACAAGTTAAAAAATTTACTTCATCTTTGTTATACTTGTCTGTGTATTTAACTTTTATATTTATTTTTTTACCAAAGTTTTCATAGTGAAAAGGCTGCATTATATCTTGTTCTTTTAATTTTAAAAAATGAAAACAAAAAGCATGTAGAGTTTGAAAGTAAGGTAAGTTTTTATCTTCAGAGGGCATTCTTTTTTTTGCTTCTCCAGCTGCTTTTCTACTAAAAGCAAAGTATCCTATTTTATGTAGAGGTATGCCTGTCCTAGCATAAGCTTTGGCCCTACTAATTAATTTGTAGGTCTTACCGGTTCCAGGTGGTCCATAGTATTTATAAATCATTATATAATATCATCTTCACTTTTAAACTCTACCATCTCATGAACGTCTTCATCTTTTTTAAAATACCTCAAAGGTATTCTTAAAGTTTTCAATGGCGGAAATATTTTGCCTTTTGAATCTTTACCTGGAAATCTTTTACTATGATCAAACTTAGCTTCATCCTCAGGTTTTTTACTTGGGAATAAATCTCTAATCATCAAAGATGTTTTTGCTGAAGACTCTTTCCATTCATAAGTTTTAATATCATCATAAAAAGATGTAAATAAAAAATAAGCATGATCCTCATCTAACAAAGGTCTACCACTTTGAAATGAACTGTACTGTTTAGCTGCAGGTTCATTTAGATATCTATATAAATGATTTCTTAATATGTCAGATGGATTTGTACCTTCTGCTGGTTCGATAACATCTATTTTATTTCCTTCAAATAAAGATTTTATAATTTCATGAAAGTCATTACCTTTTATTTGAGGTGGAACCACATGAGCTTGCTCCATTATAACTGCTCTTAATTCTTTTTGACTTTCTATTTTATGAATATTTTTAGCATGTACTTGTTTAGTTTCTCCATTTTCTTTTTCTATTGTGAAATACCACTCGGGGGTAGGTTTTATATTTAATTTTTGTAATGCAGATAACATAGGCCATCTAGGTTTATTGTCAGATATAATTCCAAACTTTCTTTTTACACAAACTGCTTTAACACATACAGGTGCTATTAAAGGATCATTACAAGTATGTCCTTTGGTATCTTTACTCCAACTTTTTACTTTTGCATTAACATGAATGTCTGTCCAATTACTATCAAATTCAAAATACTTTCTTGCTGCTTCTATAATTTTCTCTTGCCATTTGTCTGGATATTTTTTTTTAGCAAATACCATGTAGTTATATAAAAATCTATCTCTACCATCTTTCATAACTTCTTTAGTTAGTATTCCTAAACATGGTGGACCATCATCAAACTCTTTGTCTCCACCTGTTAACTCATCTTTAACAATTCTCTCATTAATGTTTTTTAATTGTTCTTTAGTTTGAGCATTAGCAATAATTACTTTAATAAACATATCTAAGTCCATCTCTTCTCCCGTAGGAAGTAATGCTCTTCTAGATATGTTGTTGTAAGGTAAATTTAAAAAGTTACCATTTGTTTTTTCACCATCTGCATTCTCTCCAAGAGTAGTTTGCTTTGGAAAAATTTCTGTATTGATAGGTAATTTAAATAAAAATAAAACCTGTTCCAAAAATTCCCTTATCTCTTTTGCCTTAACGAATTCAGTGGTGAACACATATAAATGTAGTCCACCACTTTTTGACAGGACAGGAATTATTGGGAGATTTTTCTCTTCAATAATTTTTAAATAAAATTGTCTATCTATTGGATACTTATCTACATCAATAGCACCAAATCTTGCTTTACCTTCATCAGTACAAGGTTGAATTCCAATAGATTTGTTTCCTTTTAAATGTTCTTGATAATCTAATTCACCGACAGGAATACCAGACCATTCGTGAGGGTATCTTTTTTTACCTGTCTCTGCATCTATAAAACCTTCATTGGTTTTACATACTCCATAATTTCTTTTTAAGCCCTCAAAATATTTTATATAATCTTTCATACAATCCTGTCAAAGTTTGTTTCCTGTATTAAAAGTGGCGTTAGTCTCCCAACGCCACCTCCACTTGCAAGCGTCCCTAAAGGGATTAGATAATATCTTTTTTAGTTGTAGCAGCTTCAACCTTTTCGTACTTAGGTTGAGTAGAACCTTTAGATACTTCTTTCTGTAACTTTTGACCTGCTTGGTATAACTCAGCATCTTTAGGGTTAGACATAACATCTAACATTTTTACAAAAGAAGGCTTATACACATGCCAGTTCTTATCTCCCCAACTCTTACCTGCTGTTTTTAATTTAAACACAGCTGTAAAAGATGCAGGTTGAAATGAACCTTTATCATCTACCATTCTTAAATTTGAAATCATATCATTCAAATCTCTTCCTGGAGTTAAGTTAGAAGACCTCATAGGTATTACAGCAGATCTAGATCCATTTTCTAAAATAGCTATTGCATAGAAATACATTGTCTTCTCTACATAGTTACCATTAGATAATCTATATCTACCACCTTTTTCCTCAACAGCATCTGCTGGTGGGTTAAGGTGTGTTCCTACTGGTGCTGCGGTACTATCTCCTCTTTCTTGCC